AAGAACATAGTAGTATATTTAATAGATATCGGAGACGTCTAGGTCGTCTTCTGTAACGGTTAATGCCCATAAAACCTTGTAATGTTCCCAGGCTTCTTTTAAACTAGGATATTTTTCCCTAATGATCACCGCTCGATAGTCGTTTAAATAGGCTTCCTTTCTGGCTTGATCTATAAAGTTAGCATCAATTTCGTCGTGAAGCATTGGCCAATTGTGTAATCCCATACAAATATATAATCAGGACTATGCTATCAGTTTTAAAACTGGCTTCTATTAATTGTCGGATGATGAAGTTACTTTGGTTGTGCCAATTTCAGCAACAGTGATTGAATCAAATATCTCACCTGTTGTTACTGGAGTTGTAGCAGTCACTTCTGAAATCACAGTGTCTGTTGTGCCTGGTCTAAAAATTGATCTGTTTTCAACAAGATCATTTGCGCCTGCGGCAACCACTCCTGTGCCGTTGTTGATTCCTAATGCAACTAGTTCTTTGATTCTTTTGACAGCCGTGTTGTTCACACTTGAACCGTCTATTGAAGTTCCTGTTAAGTCTAAATGATCTACATCTTCGTAACCAACTGTGAACTGTAAGTTTGTACCTTGAGCATCACCGTTTGCTTCGACTATCTCTATGTCAAATATTTCACAGTTTGCTTCACGTTGTAATTGTCTAACAACATTCTCCCAACGCATCAAACCTCTTTCTCTTTTTAATGCATTGTTGTTAGTTGTTGCTCTAGTTAAACTTGTTGCTAATGAGTTCAAGTTTGTGATGTATGGGTATTTTGTTGACGGAAAGTTACCGTTTGGTGTTACTCCACCTGAACCGGTTTGTGCCGCTGTTGAATTGTATGCTGTAGAGTCGATTGTTACTCTAAAATGTTTAAGGTGTCTTATATCACCGCTGTTAGACCACATTGTTGCCATATTATAAATCCTTCAAAGTATTTATTACTGAACCTTCCAAACACCGTCTCGTCTACAACCGATTCCATAGTGATGTTGTGGTGTTTTACCAGGGTCAAAGTATGCAATTTCGAAGTGTCTACAGGGCATTTTAAACTTTGTTGCGTGATATAGTGGCTTGATATACCCACTTTTGTTTGTGCTGTCGTCTTTCCAAAATGTTGAAGCACCATCTTTAGTGTATTCCATAGAGTGTTGGAAAGCAGGTTGTATTAGATGATCTTGGTCGACGTGCCCAGTCCACATAGTTAATGAAGCATTACCACAGGCAATCATTACCAAACAAGTTAATATTTTCATTTTATTTTTCCCATCTATAGAATAGGTGATCTCCTGCCTGTCCTATGTAAGTTAATTCGTGTCGCCACTTAGGACTCACCCAAGTTGCGTGATAATGTGTTGCTCCTTCTAAAATACCACTCCATTTGCCCTCCAAGATTTGTAAAGCAATGATTTGACTTTTGTACCAATTCACCGTAGGTCTAACATTATCCCCTTTTCCATCACAGAACCAACTGAATTGGCATTTGTGTTTGATCGGAATGTATATTCTTTCACTTTCCTTTAGATCCTTTTTGGCTCTTGTTGTCCAACTTTCGTAAACGGGTCCTTGTTTCACTACATCACAAATTGTATTTGGATATCTTGCATCTTTAACCCTATTGATCACTACCATACCCACTGCTATCTTACCGATCATTGGTTCAGTAGATGCTTCAAAATAAATGTTTTGTGCAAGGCAATATGCTTGTGGATCTTTTTTTTCGGGAATGACCTCGAAATCTTGTGCTTGTGCAAGAACCATGAAAAACAACCATGCCCCTATACTAACACAAAATATTAGTAATATTCTAATCATACTATTATTGTAATACAGATTGGAAATATGTCAACTAGAGTTTTACTATGCCTGCTTTAACTAATTTGTCGCGATTCTTAAGGTGTTTTGTTTCAACATCGCTTTTAGAACCACCAAAGTATGGAACAGCAAATCCCTGCTCACATAGTGTCTTAGAAACCATTTTACCATCAACCACAAAGTCGCCAAGTATTCTGCCAAACTTGCCTTTCATATCTTCGCCCTTTTTGTTGATTTGTGTTTTCAGCACACCAGTCTTACCAAGCAGTGATTTAAGTTTCTCTTTGGATGCAAGTCCAAACTTCTTTTCTACTTTATCTCTTGTTCTAGATTCTGGTGTATCAATGCCCATTATTCTCACACGTTCATTCATTTGCCAAATGCCGAAACCTAGATCAATGTCAACATCAACGGTGTCGCCGTCGATGACTTTTAATATCTTACATTTGTATTCGTACATATAAGAGTATTTAATATTTTGTTTAGAATTTAAATAATTTGCCAGACTTGTAATAGTCTACGAATTCAGGCCATCCATCCCATTCGTCTTCTTGAGGATTTTTAAGATTTTTTGATTTATAATATAATGAGATTTGGAAAACAGTTCTTGTTCTTTGCTTATAGTCTAAGACAGAATGAAATTTTTTGCTATTCATTATTGTAGGAACTTTGGCTTTATATTTGTGTTCGTAAACAACTTCTCCCCAAGTTTTATTATCCCATTCATCTTCTATTACTGATGCTGGTGCCTGTCTTTCTTCTGATTGATTTGCTTTCTTCCAGGACATTTTACCTTCCAACCCTGCGGAACAATATGAAGTTGTGTATTCTAAGGGATCAATCGGAAACATCAATGCCGCAACTCTGTGTCCATCCACGTGTGGTCTTACCCAACTGTCAATAGGCTTATGGCATATCCAAGCATCCATGGGCATATAGAAATCATCTGTGTTTATACAATCCATCAACTTGTCAAACAATGTGAGAGATTCTTCTTTGAGATATTGCCAGTTATCTGGACTAACATTTAATACAGTTTGTCCGTCTGCGTGTTTTTTCCAAAAAGGATTTGTAACTTCTACTTCCCATTCATCCCAGTAATTGTCTAACGGTGCGGTGTTTTGTTGCGAAGGTGGTAGACTTGGAACAGAATTCATACAATCCTGGACAGCATCAATCAAACCATCATAACTGAAATGTTTTGTTAGTTCTGGTACTTCTATGATATAATCATTAATTACTGGTGTCATACAATTAATTATTTACTGAAGAAATATACATTAAACAAATGGCTCGTTCTGTTGCCAGGTGAGCCAAACCCCGTTAGCCTAAATTAGGCCGCAAGTGCTAGATTTTCATCTGCATTTATGTTTTGCAAACTCTTCTACCCGTCGATCCTATTTCACCCCCTCAAAGCACCCTAAGATGTTTTAAGCGATTGAAATGGTGGAGGTGTCCGGTACTGCCCCGGAGTCCGAGATAGCCTCTACATCTGCAAAGTTATTTTATATTAGTTTTGGTAATAAGTCAACTATAAGGTTTATTTTACAGTTTGCAAGGGCGGTACAGTTGATGCTGGTTGAATACCAGTTGTGCCTTTGATGTAATTGTCCGCCGCCTGTTTATTTGCTTTTTGCACTGTAATAATTGCAGTCTTGTTGAAAGTAAAGTCTTTTGTCATATCACCCATCATTAGATACTGTGTCATTCCTAAACCTTGTTGAGTGACAGTTAGTGCTAATGGTTTTGAAACTTTGATACCTTTTTCATCCTGCGAAACAAATCGTGCAATTACTTCATCACCACCTGTTATTCTCATTACAATAATATCTGTGGCTTGAAATTGGTTGTCTATCAACATTATAGTTTAAATCCTTTTAATGTATCTTTGTCTACGTCTTGTTTTACACCACCTATGATATATGACTCAACTTCTGTTTCTTGTGGAGCAACTTGTAATCCTGCAGAACTTAACCAATGTTGTGTCCAAGGTAGTGGGTTTGCATTAAGTGGACGATCAAATATAGGATCAAATCCGATAGACTTCAATCTTTTATTAGCAACAAATTCTACATAGTCACCTAATAATTTTTCATTCAAACCAATGATTGTGCCTTCTTTCATAAGATGTTTTGCCCAAGCCTTTTCTTCTTCAACGCAAAGTTTATACATCTCTACTACTTCTTTTCTACAAGACTTTGCAATTTTTTTCATTTCAGGATCATCACCATCAATCCATTTTTTGATTATTTGTGTTGAAAGATTTAAATGTGTTGCTTCATCTCTCGCGATGAATGAAATTATCTTAGCAGAACCTTCCATAAGTTTAAGTTCACCAAAAGCAAATGTACAAGCAAAAGACACGTAAAATCTTAAGCCTTCGAGGATGTTTACGTTTACCATTGCAAGGTATAATGCTTTTTTTACTTCTTTGATATCACCTTTGCCTTTTACAAAATAATCCTGTGCAAGTTTAGAAAATCTATCATAATTTTCAGTTACACTGATTGCTCTTTTAACAATTTCTTTATCATTCAAGATAGTATCAAATACTTCTGACGGATCAGCATATACATTCTTCATTATGTATGTGTATGAACGTGAATGGATAGTTTCCATAAAGTCCCAAGTTATTATGCAACCTTCTAATTCTGGCAATGAACAATAGGGTAAGAAAGACAAACAAGGTCCTCTGCCCTGCACTGAATCTAACAGTGTTTGGTATTTTAAATTTGAAGTGAATATGTGCTTTTGTTCTGGTCTAAAAGTTTGATAGTCTGCTCTATCCTTTTGTAGTGATATTTCTTCAGGTCTCCAAAAGTAACCAAGCATACGTTGGTTAAGTTTATCGAATTCAGGATACTTAAAAAGATCATATCTCTGTGTGTTCTGGTCTTCACCAAAAAACATTGGTTGCTTTGTGAAGTCCACTTCATTTCTGTTGAATACTGTTTTGCTCATTGTACTTTAATTATAATAATTTTGATGATTTTGTCAACTTAAATTGCACAAGCATCACACATTTCGTCGTCGTCATCTTGTGTGTCTTTTACTACTTCAAGTTCTTTTACGGTATCATCAATACCTTGTGGTTGTACAGTTTCTTCCTCGCCTTTATAATCATAAGTGTTTTGGTAGTAAGAAGTTTTCCAACCCAATTTGTACGTTGTTAATAAATCCTTCAACATCACACTCATTGGTACTTCATTGTTTTCGAAGTGCAATGGATTATATGACCAGTTTCCAGATATTGCTTGATCAAAAAACTTCTGCATTACTGCAACAATATTAATGTATCCTTCGTTAGAAGGCATTTCCCATAACAAAGTGTAAAAGTTTTTTAATGATTGATATTGTGGCACTACTTGTTTTAGTGGGCCTTTTTTAGATTTCTTAGTAGATAGCAATGCTCTTGGTGGCTCCACGCCGTTAGTTGCATTACTAACAACGGAAGAACTTTCCGATGGCATTTGTGCTGTAAGTGTAGAATGTCTTAAACCGTGCTGTTTGATTTCTTTTCTTAACTTTTCCCAGTCACAGGTGTACTTAAATTTACCAAGTTCATCTATATCTTTTTTGTAAGTGTCAATAGGTAATATACCATCTGCATATTTTGTTTGTTTAAATCCATCACACGCACCACGTTCTTTGGCTAACGTCATCGAGGCTTTCAGCAAATAATATTGTATTGTTTCAGACAATTGATGAACCAATTTTAATGCTTCTTTGTCTTGATACTTCACTTTGTTTTTTGCTAGAAAGTGTGCAAGTCCAATGTATCCTATACCTAGTGAGCGTCTTGATTTTGTGCTTACTTCTGCCGCTTTAACAGGATATTGCTGATAATCAATTATTTGTTCTAATGCTCTAACACTAAGATCGCATAAATGTTCTGCTTCGTCTAAGTTTTTAGATAGTGTGCCTACATTAATCGCACTTAATATACATAAAGCAATTTCGCCTTCACCATCATCAATGTGTTGAATAGGTTGTGTTGGCAAAGTAATTTCTTGGCAAAGATTACTCATTCGTACTGGATCTTTAAATGAACTGTGTGCATTGGCGTGGTCAATGTTCATTATATAGATACGACCTGTTTCTGCTCTTTCTTTTAACAATGCAGAAAATAATTCCATTGCCTTTATTTTTTTCTTTGGCGTCTTTCTATCTGCTTCGTATTTTAAATATAGTTCATCAAAAGCGTCATTGTCTACACCAAACACATCATACAAATCTTCTACATCGTGAGGTGAAAATAAAGTTATGTCTTCATCTGCCAATAATCTTTCATAAAACAATTTAGATATCTGTATTGAATAATCTAATTTACGCACTCTATTATCTTCTGTGCCTTTGTTATTTTTCAATACAAGTATGTCTTCAATCTCTTGATGCCAGATAGGAAAATGCACTGTTGCCGAACCGCCACGTATTCCATTTTGTGTGCAACTTCTGACTGTTGATTCAAAAACTTTTAGGAACGGAATCACGCCAGTGTGTGCTACCTCACCACCTCTTATCTTAGAATTGATACCTCTTATTCTTCCTAAGTTTAAACCTATGCCGGCTCTCTGTGCAATATAATATCCCACAGCAGAATTAGATGAAAAAATAGATGGCAGGGTGTCTGCAACATCAACCAATACACAACTTGCAAATTGTTTAATAGGAGTTCTCACGCCACCCATAACAGGTGTTGGTATGTTGATTTGGAATGTTGAAATCGCATCATAATATTTTTTGATATAATTCATTCTTGTTTCAGCAGGATAGTTTGCAAACAAGGTAGCGGCGATCATCATATACATAAACTGCGGTC